AACACTCGTACAAGTATTGCCATTTATATCTGATTCCAATGCACTGACATCAACCTTCTTGACAGCAGACTCACCTGTGCCATCAGAAATGTTTGTAAATTTCATAACAACGTGCTTGTCGCCATCAAAAAGGGTTTGTGATGTTACTGCATCAGCCATGTTTTACCCCCTTAGAATACTGAATATTCTAGTTCAACTGTAAATCTTCCTGCTGTTATATCAGCATTAACAGCCGTTGTCGCTCTAGCATATAGATGCACATTTGCAACAGCAGCCGTTACGTTTGGCACGAAGATGTGATAGTTACCTGCTGTGTTGTTAAAATTGATATCAATCTCTGTGATAGACTGTGTAGCACTTAGCTGTTCGTTAAATGATGTAACACCTGCACCAACGATCTCTGTTCCTGATACGGCTGCATTTGTAGCTGTTCCAGAAGTAGAACTCAATGCTAAGTTACCTGCAAGAGTTTGACCTGCTGCTGTGGTAATACCAATCAAAGCTCTGTGTACGAATATCTTTGATGGTGTTACTAGATCATCAGGGGCATCTACGTTTAGTGTTCCCAACTCTACAAGGCAGTCACCATCTCCATACGCTACAGATGCTGCGTTTGTGCTTGCTAGTGTACCTGCGAAAGACTGTATCTTTCGTGTACCCATAGAAATGAGTTGACCTGTTGAATTTACAGAAAAACCTGTCTCTGTAATTGCACCTGTGGTGCTACTCTTGTTTACTGCTTTAAATCCTCCAGTTGCTCTAACTGGACCTGAAAATGTTGTATTGCCCATATTAATCTCCTTGTCGTGGCAAATGTCAGCTTACGCTGTCAAGGTGAAATTGTAAGGGGGCGATTTCTCGCCCCCAAGGTTGCTAGTTTACGCAGCTCCTGTTGAACCGTAAATTCCAAGTGGATCAGATACACCGAAAGAATATCTCTCTCTCGCTTTGTATCTTACGTTTCCAGTGTTGAAATCTCCGTCCATGCCAGTAGCCATAGGAGTTCTAACGAAATGCTTCATTCCGTTTGGAACATCTGTGATGATGAAGAAAGCATCACTATCTGTTAGATAATGGTTAACAGCAAAGCCCTCTGGGATAGACCCATTAGACTTGATAGCGTTAATGTCATTATCAGCAGTTCCTGTTCTGAAATCTGTTTGTAGCAATCTTGTAGCTGTAAACATCAATGCAGGTGGAACAATCAGCTTTCTTGGTCTTGCTGCAATCAATAGACCTCTTTCATCTACGAAGGCTGCGATATCAATCACAGCTTGCTCTAAAGATGTTTCGTTAAGGTCTGCTGCTGTTGATGGTTGGTTTCTATTATTACCACCTGCCACGGTTCCGTGGGAGTCACTAAATAGAAAAGCTCCATCACCAGAAGTGAATGTATCAAAACCAGTGTTTAGAAGTGACGCTGCTTTTGTTTGCTTTGTGTAAGCCATAGCTCTAGCAAGTGCTTTTGTATAACGTGCTGATAGGCTGTCATACAAATTGTCTTCCATAGCTTCCTCTGTGATAGAGAAACCCATAGCCACTGTCTCGTGATTAAAACGAGCAGTGAATGACTCTTGTGCTACATCGTAAGAGATGGCTGCACCTTCTTGCTTCACTGGGGCTGCACCGAACCCTGATAGCTTCACCTCTTCCTCAAAACTTCTGTCTGAGTTTTCAGTTTCATAGATATCAGCGTGTTCGTTTTCATAGCCTTCATACTCTAGTCCAAACAATGCGTTTAAACCTGGGAGTAACTCTTTTAAGAGATTTGCTCTACTCATTACAGCCATGATTAGCCTCCTCCTGGTGCAGCAGCATTTGTGCCACCACTTGCCAATTGATGCCCTGAATTAAACTTACAAAGCATGATTGGGAATGAAGTTCCTCTTTCGTCACCATCGTGACCACCAAGAAAATCAACAATCCTTACTGGTAAAGCTGCAGTTGTGTTTGTTGTGCTAATGTCAATACTGACACGAGACATTCCAAACGTAGCACTTGATGCTGTCTGCTCTAACTCTACGTTAGCACCAAGATCATCATCAGTTACTGCTCCGTCTGCTTGTACAGCAAACAGAATGTTTGGATCATCAGCAACATACGCCATACCACTGGTATGAGCTGCGCCTGACCATTGAGATGAAAATGTAAGCTGACTGGTGCTTACATCGATATAACGACATCCTAGAAAGATACCGATAGGCGTTGCTGTGCTTGTGCCTGTATCTTTCGCTATCGTTGTGGTTCCACCGTCATCATTTAGCTTGACGACATCACCGTAACAAATCCTTGTGGATTGAGAGGATAGGATAGGATATTGACGAAAACCACCAGTGTATTCGCCACCTAATGTTCCTACTGGTCTTAACCCAAAAGGAGCAGATATGCTAGACATATGTCTACCTCCATTAAGTTGTTCGAGTGCTTCGCTCTGGTTTCAGAACTGGCATTCGAGGATCATTATTACGCAAGAAAGAGTTGTCCACAGATTCCATTTGCCTGTTAGCCATTTCCTTGTGGGCTTCCTTACGAGCTTCTACTTTTTCGGTTGATATGCTACAGAGTAGCTGACCACCAATTTCAATATTGTCTTTCCATCGTGAATCGATGTCAGACATAACGTGTAACTCAGGATGGTCTTTGGCTAAGACAGGTGTCCAACCTTCACGAAACCTTGCAGATACATTAGGGTTATCTGATTGACCCATGATCGCTGTTCGTATCCAACGAAACTTAACCCCAGGTCTGGGATTAGGTGTTGGTAACAACGTAGGTCTTTCCCATGATTTCTTTCGAAATTCCATTTCTCTTGTTTCGTTATCTCTTGGTTCTCTATCAGCCATTTCCTTGATCCTTCATTAATTGCGCTGCATATTGCTCTTTTGTGAGACCCAAGCGTCTTGCGAGGTTCACTTGGGTTGAGGTCAGTCGCACTGTGCGTGGTTTTTTTGCACTCCGTTTAGTGGGGGCAACCACGTTGCCAGTCTGACTCTGTTGCGTTTCCTCATCTTCAATAACATCGTCAAACTTGTCTGGAAAAACTTTTCGCATTTCCCTATCTATCTCTTTATAATACTCTTCGCTGTCTCCGACAACACCTTTTTTTACCAACTCTTCATGAACACCAAAGGCATACGAGGTCATTCGACTATCTTTATTGAACCATGTATTCTCATTTGCCCAGTCCAAAGCCCTCTGACTCACCTTTGGTTTCTGGGGTTGCTGAGGCATTGGCTTAGGTTGCTCTACCCTTGGCTCAGGTTGTTTTGGTGGTGTATAGGTATCCACACGATATTTTTCATTTTGTATTCTAGCTAACTCAGCAGACGCATCAGCAAGTTTATCTGGATCACCTGATTCGTAAGCCTCTTTGTAATCTATCTTGGCTTTTTCAAGCTGTGCATCTACTCTGCCTTTGGCTTGATTTATCAAAACACTCTCGCCATCAGATAGACTTTTACGAAGTTCTTCGTTTTCTTTCTGAAGTTTTTTAGCGTAATTTAATGCCTCCTCTTGTAGACGAGAGGCTTCTTCTTTGGCTCTACGCTCTTCATGATACTCGTATTTTAGCTCCTTGATACGCTTTTGCACCTTATCGCTATAGTTTTTGGCTTCATCTTCATCACCTTCAACTTTAGGCTGCGTATCTTCTTTTCGCTTTGGAACCCTATCTTCTTCAGGTCTATCATCAACAATCTCAACCTCAAAAGAGGTTTCTTCCTGTTGTTTTGTTTCTACAGGCTTATCTTCACCAAAATCTAAATCTTGTTGTGTGTCCTGCTCTTCAATTTTTTCTGCTACTTCGTTCATATCCTTTTATATCCTCTTGGGTCATCGACAACAGCTTCAACAGTGTCATCATTGATTAATCTAAATTCCTGTGTGTGTATTTTAAAGCGAGTACCTGAATATGATCGAAAGATCACAAAGTCACCCTCTTTACAATATGGACCGTTTGGAAACTTATCCTGATCCTTATAAGCATCAGGACCCATGCTAACGACAAAACCTATGATTGACGCTATACCTTCAGCATCTCTCAATGCGTCTGGCATATATACGCCACCTTCGGTTTTCTCATCTACTTCAACTGGGGATATTAGGAGTTTGTAACCCTTTGGTTGGGGCATCTTGGAAGCGACTTTCTCATCATCTTCCTTCTTTACAGCTTGATACATTTTAACCTCATGCAGTGATTTAGGCTCACAGTTGCCTTGCGTTTAAGTACGTTGAGATTATTTAATCCTCAATGGCTTTCTTTTGCAAGTCTAAAATTTCTTGCTCTATTTTTAGTAATCCTCTGTATTCACCAACCATTGAGGTGTATTCATCGAAGGTTTTTGCCCCTCCCATGCACAAATGTTCCTGTATTTGGGTCTTTTGATCGCTGATTCTCTTTAAAATCAGCCCATAATCGTCATTCATCGGTTGTTAAGTCCTTTGCAAGGCTTAATCCGATGTCTACACCGTCTTTTATAGCCTTTTTCTCAGCTTTATCAGCCTCTGTAGCCACCTGAATACCTAATTTAGCCCCTTGTATCTTCTCATTTGACTTCGTTTTCTGTACATCAGACTGTAATTTAGCAATATCAAGCTGTTTTTTGTGTTCAAACTCAGCTTCTTTCAAGGCTAACTCTCTTTGCTGTATAATTGTAAGTGGGTCTTGCTGTTTTTTCATTGCTTCAGCCTGTGCCATCTCAGCTTGACCTTTTTGCAACACTTTAGCAGCAGCTTCTGCCGTTAGTTTTGACAATTCTTCCTCTACGTCCTGTGGTAAAGGCTTATCTTCGTCTGGCATTTCTACACCTAACTGTTTCTCTATCTCTTTTCTGTACTGGAACGCAACGTGTTCGGTAATATGAGCTGCCAAGGCATTCTGTATAGCAGACGCAAATGGCGATTGACCAATGATTTGCTGTATTTTTGGATCTTGAGCAGCAGCAGTATGTACAGCAATGTGGGCTTCATGGTCTTGGTACTTGAACGCCTTGACAGGTTCTTGCTTCATGATCGCCATGTTTTCTGTTACTGGATCATTCGGCTTTATATCGTCAGGTAGTTTGATAATATCGGCTGCATCTTTTATTCCTAGCACTTCTAACATTTGTCGATGTAGCTTTCCCATGTCGTATAGCTGTGGTGCTTGTTGGGCTAACTGTAGAGCTGCCTGATATTGTGTTACTCGTTGCGCCATTGTAGAGGCATTCGGATCGGATACTGGAATTACATCCACTCGTCCGTCAAAATCTTCTGTTCGTGAGAAGCTACCCTCTTCTGTTTCATAGGCATATTCTGGAGGCATGAAGTCATGAATACACTTGGCTAGTATGCGTAACTCTTTTTTAAGAGATGCGTGTAGTCGTGCTTGCACCCCAGACATCACTTTCATGGATCGCTCTAACAAGGCTAGTGTTGTACCGACAGGAGCTTGTGGGTTCATGTTACCCACCTGTACATCAGCAACAGAACCTATTCGTCTGCCTTCTTCCACAATATTTCCCAACAACTGGTATAATACTGAGGATGGTTCTTTATAAGGTATAAACGTAATGGAATCTCGTATCGCACCACCAGGAACATCGACATCCCTGAACTCACCAGGCATGAGAGGCGAATCATCCCCCTTAATCCTAAGACCACGAGCTTTAAGACCAGCAGGTAGATTCGATAGAGTACCTGCATCAATAAGCTGACGCAGTATGGACGTAGCCGATTTAGCCAACCCACCAATAAGATGAATAAGTCCTGTACCATAAAAGCCAAGGCTAGGAAGATATCTATAATGAATAAAATGCTGTCGCTTAGTTTTCTTAGGATCGGTTTCATACCAGTTCTTTCTAATGGATAATATGGCTCGTGATGACTTATCTATCGTAATGACATAGGGTCTTGCTAACCCATCACTATCCTGAAATGGCTCTGGCATATCAACATCAACGTGCATCTCAAGAATAGTGTATCTCTCATCGTCTTCATAAACGTGTTCAGCCCCATCCATCTCGTCATACTTTTCCTGTATTTCTGATTCGTCTTGATACGGCTCTGACAACTCAACCTCACGATAGAAACCATTCACCATAAGCTCTTTGATTTCATTCTCTGTCTTTTTCATGATATGCGTATACCGTGGGCAAGACATAAGATCACTTGCACCGTAGGAGACTACAAAGTCTTCAGCAGGTACAAACATGGAGCATGGTCTTTCCATGATAGGATCGTAATACACCTTCTTAAAAGCAGAGCCTGCTAGAGGCAAACGAAACAGCATTTGCTCCATTTCATCACGATACTCCGTCATATCTTCTGTCAGAAGATAATTCATCTCATGCTCAACACGTTGTGACTGTGCTGTTTTTTCTTTTGTGTTTTTACCAACTATCTTTGTGCGTACAGGTCCTGATGGTGGGAATATCTCCCCCATAGCCTGTGCCTGAAAACGCACTACAGCTTCTGTTAGGAGTGGGTGAAATACACCTGATGCTCCTTGCCACGGCTGAGATCGCTCTTCAATCTTCATGCCCAACAAGTCAAGACCTTTGATGTAGGATCGTGACCATTCGTTTCGTGATGTTCTATCGCTTTCAAAGTCATCGATAAGATCAGCAGCCATCTTCTCAAGATCACCATCTTCTAGAAACTCTGCTAAGTTTGAGTTATGATCAGGTCCGACTAAATCCTCAGTAACATCACCTTCAAAGTCAACGATGACACCACCATCCTCTGTTTCTATCGATACAGCGTCTGGATTTACCACTTCAACTTTTAACTCTTGTTCAGAAGGGTTGCTTTCTATATCAACCTCGAAAGGCTCTAATCGTTTATCAACTACCATGTTAAACTATCTTTGTTGGCTTCATTCTGTCTTGTGCAATCATGCCACCACCACGCATTTTAATTACACCACCTTTCTTTAACTCGAAAGGACTTTTTCTCATTTTTTCTGCACCTCTTTTACCCATGCCAAACTGAGAAGCTATGTTACCACCACCAACTCTGGCTCTTCTGGCACTCTTTTCTTTTTTCATATTTTCTTCCATCATCTTCGAAAGTTTTTTTATTGAAGGGTAAAGCACTGCACCACTGGTTCCTAAACCTGCTACTGTGCCTATAAGGGTTTCTTTTTCCTTGGAAGTCATACCATTCTTTTTTTTATTTTTTTCTGACATGGTAATTTACCTTATGCTGAATTTGGTTCCTTGAGTAGCCAATCCACCACCACGCATCTTCATAACCTTACCACCTGCTTTTTTACCAAGTTTCATTTGTTTCATAATTTTATCCATGAACTTAGGGTCTTTAATGTCTAAGGTTTCGCCTCTACCTTTTCCTTTCATCGTATCTATATTTTTTATCAGCTTTCTTACGGCTTTTGCATCTACGAGGTCTTTTGTCATTGAATTATCTCCTAATAGTATTCCACTGGTCTTCTGTATTTTGGTTCGTCATCCCAGTCATCGCTTTCTGCTCGAACCCATCCACCTTGGCGAAATCTTAACAGAGCCTGTGTGGTACTGTCAACTAAGTCATCGTGATCGCCAGAAGGGAAAGAGGCACATTCCTCTATAACCTCATCTGCCCACCGTGTGGGTGGATACCAGACAGTGCCACTCGAAAACAAATCCGTCACGGCATTTACTCTGGCAATCTTATCGTTACCTCTTGTTGGTGTGAACTCCGTGACAGGTATACCCATAGCACGAAGTTCAAACACCAAAGGCGCACCTGATGCCTTTGCCTCAATAATCATCTGATCTGGCTCCCACTCCATGTATTTGTCATACGCTGCTCGTTTTAATTCTGGAAACTCCAATTTTGCCTTAAACGAATCAAGTAGTATCAAGTGTGTCTTTTCTATACCTGTGGTGTCGTCAGGGTGGTAAAACACACCCCAAGTGGTACACGCACTGTAGTCACTACGTTCTGTTTTCAGAAACGCTGTATCCCACGATTGTATTATCGCCTCACAGGGAGGTGGGGTGGTGCTATCCCACAATCGCCACCATTCTCGTTTTATTAACGCTCCCTCTTCGGATGTAGGATTTTGCTGATACTGAGCATTCCATTTTGCAACTGGCAATTCAGCTTTTAGGCTTTCCAACTCCTCTAATTTCCAGAACTCTCCCCACAGTGCCTTTCCTGACGGCATAATCGCAGGCAACTCAATAACTTCCCAATCGTCAATCCCTGACTTGTTCTCCATACTTCGGAGTATCTGACCTGTTAAATCCCTCTTTGCCCATCGTGTCATCACCAAGATAATCGCTCCTCCTGGTTGTAATCTCTGCCGTGGTCCTGATGTATACCATTCGTACACCTTGTCATACACTTCTGGGTTATACTGCCCTAACTGTGCCTCCTGTTCCGAGTGGGGATCATCAATCACTAAAACATCAGCACCCTTACCAGTTACAGCACCACCAACACCAATCGCAAAATAATCGCCACCCTTATTCGTACTCCACCGTCCTGCAGCCTTACTGTCAGCCGATAAGGTTATGCCTTTGAATATCTTTTGATAATCTGGTGACTGTATCAGGTTTCTGACCTTCCTACCAAAACCCACGGCTAACTCAGCCGTATGTGCCGTCTGGATAATTTTTTTATCTGGGTATTGTCCAAGAAACCACGCAGGAAACAAATAAGAGGCAAACTCCGACTTGGTATGACGTGGGGGCATATTAATGATCAATCTCTTCAATTCCCCTCGTGCCACCTTCTCAAATGCCTCAGCCATAATCTTGTGATGAGGACCACCAATAAATGCCGACCACATCATATGCACAAAAGGCAGAAAGCTCTCCTTGGCACTCTCCCTGTCCTTGGCTTCTTCATACTTCTCTAGTAATTCCAATATCTCCCTCTTTTGATCAAGAGGAAGTAAATCAATCTTATCCTTGAACTGGGATAACTCCATTATTGCTTCTTTCGGTTTTTCCTACCTGATATCACACGAAGATTTTTTTTCCTATTGTTTTTAGGATTGCCATCCTTGTGATCAATATGTTTCCCATCACCCTTCTTGACTTTCCCTTGGCGTATCGCTGCCCTACGGTTCTTATTCCGTAACGCCCTCTCCTTCTTCATTTTATCAGAGGAATGGTATTTCTTGTATTCAGACAAAAGATTTTCCTTTACAGATATGATTAACCATATATCATGGTATACCACATACCATGATTAACCAAACATATTATGAAATAATATGTATTATGATATACCTTGGAAAGAGACATGGTATACCATGTAAAACATGAAAGGAGTTTATCGTGGTAATTGAACCATTCTTAATGTGGAACCTTGTAATCACCTTAGTGATAGCTCCACTAGCATGGTACATCAAAACACAGCGTGACGAAATCAAGCGTATCGACATTCTCCTCAACAAAACCAGAGAGCAATACATGAACAAGGTTGAACACAAAGATGATATCAACCGATTGTTTGAACACCTATCCAGATTAGAAAACAAAATAGATACCTTATTAACGTCAAAGTGACATTTGGCATTTTTTACCAAATTGTTTGAGCATATTACTATATATATATGCGTGTATGTGTGTGCGTATACATGGGGGGTGGGGGTAGGTGGGTTCTATTTTTTATGGTTTTTAGGTGATTTAGTGCCAAAAAAAATAACATAATGTAGATTATGCGCCTTATTGTAGCTAAGTTATTGTTTTATATGACTTTTAACTTTTCAAGCTTCTCTTTTAGCTTGTTTTCTAGTGTTTGTAGGTCTGAATCTGCTTCTTCAACTTCCACTTTGTCTACAAATAGTCCAATTGTTTTCCCAATTAAATGCAAACTCTGAACCCTTGCTGAGTCACTTTCTGCGTTTTCTGCTTCTAGCCTTAGCCGTTCCAAAACGTAGGCTTCAAGTCTTGCCCTCTTAGTTCTGATATCTTCAGCTTTATCTATGGTTAAGGCTCTAATCCTTGCTACAATCTTGGTATTAGCCATTAATCGACTTGCATTCTCGTGTATTGTCTTGGCTGCTTGATTGCTGCTATAACCTGATTTTATGTAGGCTTCGTTCTGAGCTAAGCCCTGACTGATATAATGACAAAATTTTTCTTGCTTATCTGTTAACCCTGAAAGCCTATCCAAAACCACCAACTCAGGCTTATTTTCTGATTCGTTTTTTTCTACCATTTCTACACCTTTTTTCATGGTTTCTAATCTTTTTAACATAATTTATTAAATTTTTTTTTTCAAGCTGATACACCTTTTTTTATTGGCTATTGATGTATTTTGTTGAACATTGTTGATAGCTTTTGTTGAACTTTTTTTTAATATTATGTTGACATTTGTTTTGATAGTATCCATATAATGGTGACACCAAGACGCGAGAGTCGGAACTCGAAGAGAGATAAATCAAAACCGAAGCTTGACCTACCGAGTAGCGAAGGTGAGCCAGCCAACCCGATACTAGCCTATCTTAGAGTTGGACGCACAAACACCATAAAACGTGAAAGTTTAGTTTCCTAGCCTTCTAAGTGGTTAACAGTGGTGAATAGGAGACAGTACAAAAGAAAGTCGGCTTAACCTACCTTAGAAGCTTTTAGCATTTACTAGCATCACGATGAAAGCAGCCACCAACAAAAAACGCTGCTTTCTTTATGGTGTTAACAAGAGAAGGAAAGCAAAACATGACAAACCCACTTTCAAAATTAGCTGACGTTATCCAACAAGATCACAAGAAAATCGAAGAGCATACAGTTAAATCATTAAGAAATGTTTTAACAACTGATATCAAAGAATATGGCTTTGATAATGAAAATATATCAGATCATGATGTTGATTTGCTGCTTAAACTGGTTGGTAACATTGTGAAATCTAAATGCCGTCAAGTCTATAACGATGAAATATAAACATTAATTAAGTGAGTGGCTGAAAAAAAACAGCCACTCAAACGACTAGTAACCAACAATAAAATAAGGAAAATCAAACATGGCTAAATTACACCACACCGAATATAAGAAGAACTATAAAGAGTACATCTTAGGAAACATTCACGAAGATATTGAAGGCAACCCAATAAGCTCTGAAGCTGACAAGATCAAATATATTTTTGATAGGTTTAACAGTGAGTATGGTTTTAGAATAAACCAAGTTGGAAGGCTTGCAGCGATGACTGAATGGCTACAAGGTTTAGCTTTAGATATCGAATACACCAACGGCTCAATTTATCAATTAGCGTGGGAAATGGGTTCTATTGAGTTTAACCCTGAGCCAACAGATAAAGAAATTTTCAAGATAGTTAATAATTACTGGCGTTTTATGGCAAATATCATTTTAGGATTTGAATCAAGAAAGGTGCAAAAATAATGGAAAACAATATCTCAAAACAAGCGCAAGAAATTGCAAATAATGCAACACGATTACCAAACGATATAAACGGTAATCCTAGGTATTACGTTTGGTATTACGCTTTTGATGGTGAAAGACCACCATTTGCGACCATGTATCGTGGTAAAAAATACGGCTCAGGTTGGGTTTTCCAATCTTACTATCTAGCTGACACTGTACAAAAATCACTAGATCAACTTAAAAAGAAAGGTAACAAATGATTAAACAGTTTAAAGAAGCAATTAATGAAGCTGCAGCAAGAGAAGAAAACCTTTTTAAAGATGGTTCTATAAATTGGGACTATGTAGACGCTGATCTTTCTATTGATGGTTGGCGCGAAAAAATAGGTGAAGAAATCTTTATTGCAACCATAGATGAATCAGCAACTTTACAGAGAAAGGAGTCAGCATGACTGTGAAATGTAACAACATAATAGTTGAGCATTATGGGACTAAAATTTCCATTGCTCAACACTTCGATGGTGACAAAGTTGTAGTCCAAGAAGTTCAAATAGTAAGTGGTAACTTGACTGGTCACACTTGGAATTTCGAAGGCTCTTTAACTGGCTTATCTGGTGTATTGTCAGCCATTGAAGAAGACTTAAACATTAACTCAAATAAGGAAGGCAGCAATTAAGCTGCCTTTCAAACTTAATAGAAAGGTGAAGTAATGAAAATAACAGATAAAGAATTTGATTTAAGCGCATGGAGTAACGCAAGAAAGCTACAACAAGCGCATGAAATACTAGTAGTTAATGAAACGATTTTAGAAGGTGGTGGCAGCTTCACTATTGAAGGATATAACGCAATTATCAAGCTGCTTAAATCTTTAATTAACCCTAGTAGACAAGATTTAACTATGAAGAATTTTCTAGTTAATCGAATTAATAAAATTGAAATACTAAAAATATAAAAAACTAATAGAAGGAAAACAAACAATGGTTAAAAGACAGAAAAAAGATGTACACCAAGTAATAACAAATCAAGTATTGGAAGCTATTGACTACGCCAAGGTTAACAATATCAAGTTAAACTGGACTAAGTCTTGGAAGTCAGGCAAAGCAATATCAAGACCTTTACGATCTTCTCCATTTGGTACGCCTTACAAAGGCATTAACGCATTGCTGCTTCTTATGTCATCAAGTATTAACGGCTTCGACTCCCCTTACTTCATGACATATAAACAAGCGCAAGAAATAACTGGACTAGAAAAACCAGTTATCACAGGCTCTAAGGGTACAATGGTTGTATTCTACAAGCAGCTCACAAGAGAAGAAAAGACAACCGACTCTAATGGTGTTGAGACTGTACAAGAAGTTGGCATTCCTATGCTTAGAACCTTTACAGTATTTAATGCTTGCCAAGTTGAAGGCTTACCAGAAAAGTTTTTTCCAAGTAAGCAAGATGAAAAAGAACTAGATCAAAATCAAGATAGCAAGATTGATTATGTTGAAGAGTTCTTTAGCAACCAAGGTGCAAAGGAATTTGAAAGTAATGGTGGCGCATTCTATAGACCTTCCGATGACTCAATACATATGCCTAAGTTTGAGAGGTTCTCAAGTTCTTCAGCAGCGTATTCAGTTAGGTCACATGAGTTCATGCACTGGACTGGCTCAGATCATAGGCTCAAGCGTGGTTTAAGCGCATATGATAGACCTTCGTATGCTTTTGAAGAGTTAGTAGCTGAACTTGGTGCAGCCTTCCTGATGTCCGATTTTGGACTATTACAAGAGCCAAGTGAAGACACTATAGCGTATCTTGATAGTTGGTCTAAGTGCCTGAAGGAAAATAAGAAAGCCATATTTAAGGCTTGCACTTTAGCAAGCCAAGGCGTGGACTTCATGCATGATCTAAACGAAAAAGCAAATAATAACAAGGCAGCTTAACGGCTGCCTTACAACCAAGAAAGGAAACAAAATGTCTAAACTAGAATTTACAGCAAGGTTGCTAATGATACTTATGGGTGTTTTTAGCTTAATGATTGTGTTTGTCATGAAAGACTCAATGGATAGCACATTAATGGAAGGACTGTTCACACTTGATAGATTAAAGGACTCAGTATGTGCAGTTATGGGAATAATATTCTTTGTTAACTCAGGGTTATTTTTTTTCCTAGCCATTCCAAAAACTAATTAAGAAAGGAAAACGAACAATGGAAAAATCAAGATTTGTTAAACTAAATCAAGCAATAGAAAGAGATTTCGAAACTCTGAGAGAAGCCACTGTAGCAAGTATAAGAAAAGAACTTCATCTACATGGCAAATATTATGGGTTTCGTGGCATATCTGACGAGCAGCTTTACTCACTAACAAAGCTATTGCGTAAAACATTTAGAGAAGAACAAGCAAAACTTTAATCAACTAAACTAAGGAAAATCAAATGTCTAAAAACATATCAAAAACATTTTTTAAAATAGGTGAGAGTTACGAAGATTGTAAACACTGTGGCGAGGTTACTTATACAAGTATTGAATATGTAACCAACTCAAAAGTTGAGTGCATGAGCTATGTTTACGATAGAGAGTGCTTTGACTGTGGAGAGATTGCATACGCTGAGAATGGGTTCTTGTATAAAGATGAGTTGTATTGCCAGGACTGTTGTCCTGAAGGATATGGAGAATAATCAAATGAACCAACAAGAAATAAAAGAAGCGTTTGAATACGCAAGTGAAGAGATACTTCAAGGCTATATGCTTATGAGTAAAGACAATGGCTATCTACACTTTAAACATAAGCTAACAAGAGAGTATATAAAGATACCAACCAAGGAGAGTTTGTATCCAAAAACTAACCCAACAAAAGAAAGGAAAATAAAATGGAAAAACATAACTGTCTAGATCATCTTGAATGGTTTGAAGAAGAAGTTCCTAATGGTGATAACGATATGTATGTCCACTCTGGATATGTATGTGAAGTTTGTGGAGAATATCCTGACACACATGAGATCAAAAAACATTTTAAATTGAAGGAAGCAAAAGAAAAACTTTCTTCTCTCTATGATCTGGTCAGTGAATATTTTCCAGATACAGCATCAGCTATATCGATGGCTGAGGATACACTTCTAAAAGAAAATAAATGATAACAACAAAGGAAAATCAAATGATCACATTTAAAAATGAGCTGCCGATAGATCATGAATCTAGTCTAAACGATATAGCAAAAAACTTTGCAACTCTTTATGACGAAGACGAGTTCACTACTGAGGACTGGGATTATCTATATGAACAGGCGTGGAACTCCATAGAAGAACACTTAAAATCTGAGGGTTTGGAAATGGAGTGTAATTAACTATGTTGACATTTGTTCATTTATCACTATAATAAATGTTGAACATAGTTTAACGACTCGTGTTCGTTTGCTTTTTGAAATCGCTATAAATTAGTCGTAGTCATTCAAGACGATGATCGACATTCACAATTAACAAGAAGGCAGCAATGGTTATTGTTGCCTTCATATAACATTGAAGGAAAACAAATCATGAAACAAACAGTTAATAAAAATGATATCGCAGCATTAAAGAAAGATGGGTTTGATCAAGAGCTTATCGAAAAACTTTTTAATGTTAAGAAAGAAAGAAACTACTCTTTCAATCAAGAGCAAGTAAGACAAAACGCTATCAGAGTATTAGGCGTTATGGACAAGCTAACACAATCACAACGTAAGAGAGTGTTAAACTTTGCTCTAAAGGTTAATGAGGTTTAGTCATGAAAGGTGGTGACTTCGAATGCTTAGGCAATGTTAAGCTACCTGATGACTGGGCAGCCAACAGAGTCGAAACCTTAGTCAAGATGTTTCAAGACCAAGGCGAAACTATATCTGATGAAAGACGAGAAATACTTTACAAAGACTCTTTGAGGGTGGCGCATATTGAAGAACAAGCTGAGATATGGAAAAACAGTTTGTTCACTGTGCTGCTTTACAAGGGTAAGTATGCAGATGAAATGGTACATCACCCTGATATCCAAGGTAAATGTGCATGGTTATCTATCAAAAGAAATGACAAGAGCGACAGAATCTTCTGGCATGAAAAGATGAAGATGGTTCAGTTACTTCTTGGCAGAGATTGGTTGGGGATAGAAATCTATCCACCTTACAAATTCACTGTTGATACAGCTAACCAATATCATATCATTTGTATACCACCTGATTATGTTGATGGCTTCCCCTTTGGTTGGAAGCACAGAGAGATCAACGACATTGACAGTAAAGGTGGCTTTGGAAAGTTAGGTCAGAAGTATAGAGGTAATTAATGAGTAAACAGATGGAGTTCATATTCCCTGAAGAGTTTGATACTCTTGGGTTAGATCAAGAAAACTATCTGTTATATTTATGGCTGCTCTTAGATGAAGAAGAAACCACTGACAACCAAAGTGATCAACCAAAAACCTGATAACAGGTTGAAGGTGGTTTCTAATCAAAAGCTACATAGAGAGTGGCTTATAAAACAAATCAATAAAGAACTAAAAGAAAAGGAAAATCAAAATGGTTAAACAATCTAAAAATAAAAATGTTCCAAGTGTAAAAGTATGCGATCAGGATATGCGTAATCTGTTAGAGTTAACAAATGCTATCAAAGATTTACGCAATGAAACTTCAGAGCATTGCGATATATCGTACAAGAATATTCAAAACATAGTAGGAAATCTTCATGTCTTAGCTAACATTTTTAAATTCAAACAGCCTACTTCTGAGAATGGTGATCTACTTTGGTACTCAGATTATGAGCTGTCAGAAGGAGGTAAGGACAATGGTTAAACTTGATGTTAATAGAGGTGACTTAGATCACGCAGTATCTACTATGAAGGATTTAAGAAGGATAGCTGACGCTGTTAAAGTGCAGATATCAGGTGACATGGTAAACGTAAAACTTAAACACTTGCCTAGCTGCGTAGATGAAGAGTTTCAGATCACCTACAAAAGAGGATACACAAGCGTGGGTGAATCTATCGATAACGTAATTAATTTCTTGGAGGGATTGGAGTAATGCCAAATTCAAAACAACTGTCTTTAATTTTAAATAAAGTAGAGAGATATATAAAAGAACAAATCAAAAAGGAATCTATGCCTAGACTTGGAGTTAACGATGACTCCAGTATTCTTGACGCTCAAAAAGATGGCGAGATTATTGGTAGAGCAAATCTTTCCGAAGAGTTACTAGATATGATTTCTGATTTAAGAAAGGAATACAATGAAAAATAATAAAGATAAGAAGTTTAGAGTAACTTTCGCACCTATAGGAAGCCTTAGTTACACATACGAAGTCGAAGTTAACGATGAGAACAATGCTTATGATGTTGCAAGACAAGACTTCAAAATGGACATTGGACACGATAGATCAAAAGACTTTGAGATCGTGGGAATGGAGGAGATTAAAAATGACTAAGAAAAAGGACTTCACAGCCGAAACATTGTTTTGGCTGTGGCATAACAAATGTCCATTAAACAAATGGTCAGTTAAAACAGAAGATGTAAACGATGATGGCACAAGGATTGTTCGTGTTGAATACGTTATTCCTAAAACTGAGGATTACGTTAAAGACATAAAGAAACAAGTCGATGACAAACTACAAGCTATCATGAAAGGTGGGCATTTTTCTGATGATGGCTGAAGCTCTGATGTGTCTTGCTCTTAACGTATATTTCGAAGCTAGGAGCGAGAACATGGCATCACAAATGGCAGTATCGTTAGTTGTGATGAATAGAGTTGAAGACCAGAGATTTCCCAATACAGTTTGTGGAGTCGTCAAACAAGGACTTAGATATAAGAACGACAAAGTTGTTTTGGGGAAATGCCAGTTCAGTTGGTACTGTGATGGCAAGCCTGATAAACCTAAGAATAAACAGGCATGGTTGAAGGCAAAACAAGTAGCGTCAATAGTGTTAGATGGCAGCATGGTTGATTTCACTGAGGGATCAACCCACTACCATGCGTACTATGTCTATCCCTCGTGGCGTAAAACAATAACAAAAGTGACTAGGATAGACAGTCACATATTTTATCGATGGGAGCAGTGATATGTATAACGAGTGGATAGATTTTGGGTTTACCCTTTGGATTGTCTTAATGTTTCTGGTGGGTATGCCTTTGCTACTAGAATGGCTATGGCTATTCTATAAAACAATAATTGGAAAGGAAAATCATGAACGAACTACAGGAAAGGATTGATGATCTCAATGTCTTGATAAAACAAATCAATAACAAGGAGAGAGATTATCTCAAGCGATGGAGTGATGTTGATGAAGCAGCTACTATCATTCAAGGTCTTATATCAATGATTAAGCTAGATGTATTAGAGTTAGTGGTTAAGTATAAGTTTGATATGAAGACCTTAGACATAGCTATGGAAGAGCATCACTTATCATCAAGTAAGAATGTGAACTATATCTTTAACCCAAATATAACAAAAGAAGGAAAGTAAATTATGATTATAGATTTTAAAAACCACAAGCCTGCGATTGTAAAACTTACAAAGACAATGTTAGACAAAGCTATCATTGATGCAAACACAAGTATCAGAGAATTTTCTAAACTTGTTGGTGTAGATTTTAACGATATGAAGTCAGGCGATAAGGCACAGATATGTGCTGAGTTTCTTGATGGCACTAAGACACTTCTAAGTTTCTATCGAACAAGAAACGACAGAGGTGATAGACGTTTCTCTATCAAGGGAATCAAATCACAAGCAGCCGTTGATGACACCATAGCTATAACCTTTAAACACAAGGATAATGGTGACATGGTGTTGGTTGTTAACGTGACTAAAAACCAAGAATACAAACATTTATTAGAAAGGAAATGAAATGAAAGTAGATAACAGCATGGAACACATAAAGTTCTTACTGGATAACATGGAGTTAAATGAAACATACATGAATGATCCAAGAAATTATGTTAAAGCCTTTGAAAAGATAGTTCTTGGTCTTAAACCAATAGTTAAGAGCAAGGAAATCGAACCACAGGAATTTGTTATAGCTCTTACATTATACTCTATTGAGATGATGTTTATGTATGCACCTAAAAAGAATGTGGCTCTCTATACCTTACTCGATATGATCAAAGCCAAGTTGGATATGATACGCATTGAGGAAGGAACAGAGAAAGACATTGATGGCGAAGCCTAAAAATGTTAACTCTGGGAACAATCAAATCATGATTACTTCATAGTTTGATTTTCCTTCAACTTGAGGTGGGGAAACTCACCTCTTTTTTTTTAGGAACAATCATGAAACCATGTATACGATCAGGCTATTGCTGCAAGGTAGCACCATGCGCCTTTGGAGAGGTAACAAGTCCTGATAACCCTTCATGTCGATTTCTGGGTGGGTCTAAACCTGGTAGCCACTTCTGTACCAAATACGACCAGATAGTCCTAGAATCGCCTGAGAATGGAGCTGAGATCAGTCCTGCCTTTGGTTCAGGCTGTTGCAGTCCACTAAACTCTGATAGAATTAATTTGTTAATAGAATAGCCACTGTTTTTTTCGATATTGGTTTTAACAGTGGTTTACCTAAGTAGTGAGAGGGTTTCGTTTTTCATTGTGATTAATCCACTACAGCGAGAGCAATCTAATCCTTTCTTTTGTGATCTCGTCATTTGAAGGAATGTAAATCTCTAGTCCTCTCTATACCAATAGAGAGGCATAAAATTAATAAAACAATAAAGAATGACAAATGCCTAATTACAAAACTCAATGGAATAAAGGTAAGGTGTTTAGCCTTGCTGAAAAAATTAAATATTATCCAAACAGAATTAGTAACGAAAAAATATTTGTGACTAATTCATCTTACAAATCCAAACATAGAATGAAGAAACGCATCATTGAAGAAAAGTTACTTCCCATAGTTGATAGATGTAATCACTGTGGACAAGGTTTAGTATGGAACAACAAACCCTTGGTTCTTGAGTTGGAGCATAAAGATGGAGTCAATAACAATAACAATTTAGATAATCTTGAAATGCTTTGTCCTAATTGTCACTCACAAACAAAGACATACAAAAGCAAAAACATTGTTTATCAGATAAAAAAAGGGAAGAACAAGTCTTCCCTTTAGTTGATAAAGCAAAACAAAGGGCGAGGTAACGCCTTTGGTCTACACTATATGTAGCAGTAGTGGTCTAAAAAGGCAAGTCATCGTCATCTTTATATGGCATCTTGATCTTTTTAGGTTCCACTATTGTAGGCTTAATAATCTTTGGTTCGACATATTCATTGTAATGACTTGTATCAGTATCAAAAGATAACTCTGTTGAGCCTTGTTTACCTATCCAGTTAAAACGCATCTTCCATATTATTATCTGAGTTACATCATCTAAGTCTGGTCTTGGTCTATGCACTGTCATTCCACAGTCCGACTTACTAAACCATGCTGATGATCCTGATATATCATATCCTTTTGGTGGTGGTACTTTACCAGTGCTATCACGCATCATCTTAGTTGGGTGAGCTACAAACCAAACGTGAACACCATAAGACTGAGCAAACACTCTTAGTCTTGTTAACATATCGGAGATGTAATCTGTTTCCGACATATTGTTAGCCTTGGTTATATAGTTGTATGGATCGATAACCACACCACGAATACCATAGCGCATGACGGATACTCGAAGTCTTTCGATGATGCTATCAAGGCTAGTCAGGCTGCCATCACGTTGATACAAGAAAGAAAAGTGTTCAGATACAAAGTCTTTACCTTTTTGTAATTCCTCTTGGCTCATTCTTGGCTTCTCACCTTCATAGAAAGGCTTGCCGATATACTTCGATATAAGCTTGGCTATATGCACCTTCGGTTCGTTCTCGAAGCTACAGATGGAGAACTTCCAATCAAACTCTCTTGCCATGTTCATCATGACGGAATCAATAAACTCAGACTTACCTGATGAAGGGTGTCCTGTAACAATAGTGAGCTGCCCTTCAACAATGCTATAGTATTCATCAACACTGGGATAGCCTGTGCTTTTGCCTTTACCAAATCCCTTGGCATATATCTCATTCACTTCTTCATAGAAGTCTGATGGACTATACAAGCCTGCGACTGGATAAGGTTGAGCGTTATCGACAATATTTTTAAGAAGGTCTTTACCATGCTGCACAATAACATCATTAGCGTCTTTGCAGCCTTCAGGATATTCTAGCTTCCAACATTTATCTTTGCCAATACGTCTAGCCATTTCTTCAGCCATAGCTATACCTGCCGAATCATTATCAGTGGCTATGATGACCTTCTCTACGCTTTCTATGATGTCCTTGGCGTTCCAGATAAAACGAAACTTGTTATCGTCTGATGGATCGATACGACCATCTGTTACCTTCATGATAGCACCATGAGGAACTGAGCATACATTGTCTACAGATGCCTCTATAAAAGCGCAGCAATCCATCTCACCTTCACATATTATCAAAGGCTCTTCAGGGTTTATGTTATCGATGTTAAAGAAGGTTTTAGGTGATCCATCACAAGCAAAACCTTTCTCGCTGATAGACCTGATTTTAGACGCATACTTGTGACCATTCGATTGATAAGGAAACGTAATACATTCGGTTCTTGATCCTACACTTTGTATGTAATTGTGTGTTGTTTTTATGCCTAACTTTTCTGCTGTTTGCTCTGTTATTCCTCTTGATTTTAACCATTCTAAACCTTTATCAGACAATGGCTGCACATCATTCAACCTAACCAACTCCATACCGAATACCTCTCCTTTATTATCGAATCTTTTTGCACCTGAAGTGCCACAGTGATGACACATATAGACAAATTTATCTGCTGTAATATTAACAGATAATGTCTTTAAATTTTTCTTTTTTCTGTTTTGACAATCGACACTTGGGCAACGCAGTTTATACTGTCCAATACTATACCCATGTATCGTGTCGAGAATACTTTCTACGTTCACGATTCACCTCATTTGTTTTGCTTCGACCAGAATAGTAAATAATTTTTTTCTGGTCAACTTAGAAAAACACAGTACAATACATGGTATACCATGTTACATGATATACCTATTATAATGATATACTACTTGGTATACCATGACTATCAAATGGTGTCAGCCGTATGATAGCTCTTGGGTTCTCCTTGTCTAATCCCCAATAGATTGTTTTCTTTTTGACTTGCCTATCATTTTTATACACAAGACCTTGAAGGCAATCCAAGATTAAACTCTCGTCTAAGTCTGGTCTTCTCGAAGCGTAGTAGATCATGATGTCTATAGCTACATCACACTCTATTATTGGATCAAGTTGTGGACATTGTTTCTTAAATCCATTGACATACGATAATGCCTTTTTAGATTTTATCGGCACTATCCTGTTATGTATCTTTACAAGCTTTCTTTGATTGG